GTGATTTCGTTCATATATAAAAATCCTCCTGTAAAATTTTAATTTTTTATTTGCAAACAGGAGGCATATAGTGTTATACTTTATATAGTCTCCTATTTGGTGGCAGAAGTATTTAAGAGATTCTTAACTTTGGTCGGTACGGAATCTCTTATTTTTATTTGTTTCTTACTTTTACATAATCTCTATAATCCGTTCTATCTTTCAAATACTGTACAGTATCTTCTGCCTTTACATCTATATACATACTTAAAGACATAAGATAATTTTCAAGTTCATTACCGTTGCATTCATCTATTCTCTTTGTATACTTATCCAGTTCTTTTTCTCCGTCCCTAACAATGCTTGTAATTTCAATTTCACTTGTTCCGTCAACAGGGGCAAACTGAACTTCTAGTCCTCCCAATATAAAAGGTGCTATTTCATCCGCATTTTCAACTTCACTTTCATAATGCTCCAATATTACAATATTTAGAAAATGAATACTGTTATCTTGCAGCAGTTCTTCAAGTGCAACATTCGCCAATTCATTTTGACTTCTTCCTGTGATCTGTGACAGTAGACCTAAATCTCTTTCAACATCTTCGTCAATTCTAAAAGATTTTTGCACTTGTTTTTTATTTCGTACTAGCATACTTTATCTCCTTTCACAATGCTATTGTTTTTGATTGCATTATTATATTATAGAATTTTTAGTTAAATGTCAATAAATTTCTGCTATTATTTTTAATAGCAAAGATTTTAAAAAAATAGAAAATGATATTGACTTTTGTGGATACATATATTATTATATATTTGTGGATACAAAAGAAAAGAGGTGAAAACATGAGTCCACGAAAAGGCAGACCTACAGATGACCCTAAGATTCTGAATACAAGAGTAAGATTGTCAGAAGATGATATTGCAATGTTGGAATATTGTTGTGAAAAGACTGGAAAGAAAAAATCTGAAATTATCAGAGAGGGTATAAGAAAGGTCTATGAAGAATTGAAATAACTGAATACGGGTATCCGTTTACCCTAGGAAAGTCAGCGGATACCCAACCAATAATATGGTATACAAATTATAACACTGTATACCTCTTTTGGCAAACACTTTTATTTTTGTGGAGGTATATTTTATGAACGATATTAACACATCTAACCAGACACCTATTGAGATTGCACTTGGCATTGATGAAGAGGGTATGACTACTGCCAGAAAGTTATATGCTTTTCTTGAGTTAGCGCCACAAAATTTTGCTAGATGGTGTAAGAGAAACATTGCAGAAAATGATTTCGCAACCGAAAATGAGGATTATTTGCGACTCTTCCTTGAGGAGGAGACACCGACAGGTGGCGTTATTCAAAGAGAAGATTATAAACTCTCTGCCAGCTTTGCAAAGAAACTTTCTATGCAGTCAAAGAGCGCCAAAGGTGAACAAGCCAGACAATATTTTCTCAAAGTAGAGGACAAATTAAAAGAAACGGTTCGCCACCCAGTACCAATGACTATTCCCGAACAGATTCAGCTTCTAGCACAGGGAAACGTAGAACTGAATAAGCGGATTGACGATATTCAGACAGAGTTTGAGACTTTGAAAATGGATTTACCGATTCTCCCGATTGAAGCGGAGAAAATCACGGAAGCCGTAAAGAGAAAAGGAACACTGGTACTTGGTGGCAAGGAATCCAATGCTTACAATAGCCGTTCCATTCGCCAGAAGGTTTACAGTAACATTCATTCCAACCTGCGCTACCAGTTCCAGGTCAAAAGCTACAAGGCAATTAAGAGAAGCCAGGTAGAACAGGCAGTCAAGATTATTGGAGAATACAAACCGCCAGTTTTCTTGAAGAATGAGATTGATACAGAAAATGCACAGCAGAGATTCTTTTAATTAGATTTTTACAGGGATACACAGGAGGAAAATAAAATGACAGAAAATATGGATAGAGAAAACACAATGTTCGAAGTAGAAGACACTATTGATAAAATCAAGTTTCTTGTGGATGATTTCATGGAACAGTACGGATTTAATAGCACAGAAAAAATGGACGAACTGAAAAAATGGCAGTTTGCATATAACAAGGACTTTATGACCATGAAACTGTTGATTTTATGCGATTATGCCAATAAAGCAAGACAGAAATTTAAGGCTCTTGAATCTATGGAGCAGAAAGCGTGATCGTATGGCAAACAGAATCCAGTTCAATGACTTTCAGAAGAAGAGCGTGTACGCCAAGTGCAACGGAAAATGTGCGATATGCGGTAAGCCTGTCAAATTCAAGAAAATGACAATCGACCACATTACACCGTTGTCTCGGGGCGGCACCAATGATATTAAGAATCTGCAACTGGCGTGTAAGCGTTGCAACAGCATGAAGAGCAACATGACAATGGATGATATGATGGGGCAGATTTCCGAGATTTTGAAGTATAACCGCAAACAGAAATTGATTAGAATGTTAGGAGGAATTGTGGAATGACACGTAAGGAAGAGATTTTAGAACTGATTGAAAAAATCACAAAAGAGAAAAATATCAATATGCTTTACGGCGTGGTTAAGACAATGGTTGAATATGAAGACCATGAATGATACCAAAGTATACTGAATGATACCAACCACCTATGCTATAATATAAAATCATAATAAGCAAATTTTAAAGCGTTTACCTTTCGGGGTAGGCGCTTTTTTGTTGCCAAAAAATAAATCATAAAGGAGATATGAATTTATGCTGGTAGAAATCGTTGGAAAAAGATACGAAGAGAAACTTATTACAACAAGTCTGAAAGTTGCAGAGGTTTTTGAGAAAGAACATAAGAATGTTCTACAATCAATTGAAAATCTCGTGGCTGATAATTCAGCCGCCAAATTTTTTCAACTTACAACATATAAGAACCGTGGAAAAGAATATCCAATGTACGAAATGGATAGAGATGGTTTTTCCTTGCTCGTAATGGGCTTTACTGGTGAAAAAGCCTTACAATGGAAAATTAAGTATATTGAAGCCTTCAACAAGATGGAAAGCGAGTTAAAACGCTTATATACAGAACGCCAGCAATGGCAAATCGAGCGTGACAAGGGTGTTGTTATTCGGCATATCCTCACAGATACAATTAAGATGAAAATAACAGAAAGCCCAAATAAGAGATTTGCTTATCCAAATTATACAAATCTGATTTATCGCAATTTGTTCGGAAAGACAGCAAAAGAGCTTGAAAATGATTATGGAGTAAAAGCAAAAGAGAATCTTAGAGATTTCTTCACAGGTGATGACTTGGCGAAAGTTCAGAGTATGGAAATGCTTGTAAGTAGCCTTATTAATTGCGGATGGGGATATCAGCAAATTAAAGAATTTATCCGAAGCGAAGCAACAAAAATGATTGCATGAGGGTTAGCATATGGCAGAAGCATTTTTAAAAGTGGATGGGGTAGCAATGCCCTGTCCTTCTTCTTTTACATGGGGATTACAGGATATATCGGCATCAGAATCCGGCAGAACCGACGATACGACCATGCACAAAAACAGAGTTGGACAGAAACGAAAGCTGTCTGTAGGTTGGAATGGCCCAGACTGGGACACTGCTTGCAAGATTATACAGGCAGTAAATCCAGAGTACATACAGGTCACATATCCAGACTTGCTGTCTGCGAACAAGCACGAAACCAGAACATTCTATGTTGGTGACAGGGAATCCCCCTTTAAATGCTGGTGGATAGGAAATGAGCGCATGGAAGGACTTAAATTTGATTTTATCGAGAGGTAAGATATGCGAAATTTATCAACGGAATTTAAAGAACAACAGAATAGTGGGAACCGTAACTATCTGAAATATGCAGATTTTACCTTTACGGACGGAAGCACATTATCCATTACCGACAAAGATTTATGGTCTAATGGTTTTAAATTTGAGGATGCAGTATCGCAAAGCGGTTCGTTTGATATCGGCGCAGCTATCGTAAATAAACTGACTTTGCAAATCAACAACTTTTCTGGAAAGTACACAGATTACATCTGGGACGGAGCAAGAGTTGTTTGCTATATTGGACTTGAATTATCTATTGGTATTGAGAAAATCCGCATCTGTACCATGACAGTAACAGATGCCCCATACCAGAACACAGCTATTATCAGCCTAACTTGTGAAGATTCCATGCGATTATTTGATCGTGATTATTCTGATAGTAAACTGACATACCCGGCAACAAGATTACAGATCATCCAGAATGCTTGCGAGGTGTGCGGAGTAACACTTCAATCTACAAGGTTTGATAATGATGATTTGATAATACAGAATCGACCAGACGATAGCAGTATTACTTTCAGACAGGTAATTGCATGGGTAGCACAGATGGGCTGCCAGTGGGCGAAAACAGATGCATACGGCAGATTATGCCTTGACTGGTATAAAAATGAAGTGCCAGACGATTTTCATAATAAGGAAGAAGTACCATGGAAAGATATTGAAGGGAAAGATATCTTAGATACCACTGGCGCACAGATTATCACTGTTATGCAAAAGGGTATTACAGCAATAGATACGAATGGATTCACACCATGGTTGTATGATCTTGAAATAACAGGTATAAAAGTTACAGAATACGTTGAAAATTCTTCTCAAAATGAAGCGAAAACATATCAGTCGGGGAAATCTGGCTACGTTATCGAAATAAGTGATAATAAGCTAATCCAAGAGGGAACAGGAGAAGCAATCTGCAAGATTATTTCAGACAGATGTGTTGGAATGAAATTCAGACCGTTTTCTACCGGTGCTTTAACAAATATTGCATGGGAAGCTGGTGACACCATTGCGATTTCCGATAGAAACGGAAAACAGTATAAGAGCTACCTAACTTCTGTTACTTTGAATCCAGGCGCATTTGAGCAACTTGAATGCAGTGCTAAGAGTGCATCCAGAAATAAGCAGAAACAATATAGCCTTAATCAACAAATACAGGCAGAAAATAATAAAAATTTAAGAGATGAACGTACCGCCAGGGAAAAAGCACTGGAAGAATTATCACAACGCCTTGCGGAATCTTCTGGAACATACACGACAGTGGAAACACAGCCAGACGGAAGTAACATCTATTATCTCCATAACAAACCACAGCTATCCGATTCTGACATTATATGGAAAATGACTGCGGAAGCGTGGGCTGTATCTACAGATGGTGGACAACATTGGAATGGCGGCATGACAGTTGATGGTGATGTAATTGCCAGAATCCTTACGGCTACAGGTGTTAATGCAGATTGGATTAATACGGGAACCATTAAGGCTATTGATAAAGATGGAAACATAACTTTCCTGGTTGATGTAACAACAGGAAGGGTTGTTATTAATGCGGATTCCGTACAAGTCAAGGGAAAAGATGTTAATGCGATTGCAAAGGAAAAAGCAGAAACAGAAGTAAATAATTTTATAAGCAATACATACACAACTGATATCAATAATTTGCAGTCTCAAATCGACGGACAGATTGAGACTTTTTTTTATGACTATGAACCGACCTTGCAGAATATCCCGGCTTCCGAGTGGACTACCAACGAAGAACGAAAGAAACATGAGGGCGACCTATTTTACTGGAAATCCAAGGGATATGCATACCGTTTTATGCAAGACGGGGCAACTTGGAAATGGCAATTGGTACAAGATACCGATATCACGTTAGCACTTGCCGCCGCAGAAAAAGCGCAAGATACGGCAGATCATAAGCGCAGAGTATTCGTAGTTCAGCCAGAGCCACCTTATGACATTGGAGACTTATGGACACAAGGCTCTAATGGTGATTTGATGAGATGTAAAGTTGCCAGAGCAAGCGGTTCTTATTCTGCTTCAGATTGGGAAAAGGCTTCAAAATACACAGATGATAGTTCTTTAGATTTATTTATCAATGGCGTTTTTAAAGATTCTCTTAATTCTTTAAAAACACAGATTGATGGAAAAATTGAAACTTGGTATCAGCCAAACGACCCTTCTCTTAAATGGACAAAAACAGAGGAACAACCATGGTGCGATATTGACGGAAACAAGATTCTGGATGAATCCGGGAATGAAATTATCTTGGTATGGGAATCAGAGAAAGCAGAGCATGAAGGTGACCTTTGGCACAATACTTCTGATAACACTCAATGGATTTACAAATCCGGTATTTGGCAACCACAATCCATACCAAATGAGCTGTTAGACAAGATAGATGGGAAGTCATCTGTCTATATGGTTCAGCCAAAACCGCCATATTACGAAGGTGACTTGTGGGTGACAACCAATAGTGAAGGAAAGGCTTCCCTCAAAACATCCACTGTAAATCGTGTTGGCGGAGCGTTTGACGCATCCGATTGGATTGATTTCAAGTATGCAGACAAAGACGATATTAAAAATGCAATTGATAAGTATGATACCAGTCTTGGACAGGATGAAGTGTTCAATAAACTCACAAAAGGCGGCACTGAACAGGGAATCTATATCAAAGATGGAAAAGTATACATTAATGCAAAATATATTCTGGCTGGACTGCTTGCTGGTGAGAGAATCAATGGTCGAGGACTGAAAGTTATTGATGACGACAATAATGTGACTTTAGAAATCGACAGCAACGGAAATGTTATTCTAGCTCCAAAGACTTTTTCGCTACAAGGAAAGACGGTCGATGAGATTGCTAATAGCTCAGCAAAATCAGCTGTCGATGGACAGACACAAGCCGATATTTTCAGCAAGCTTACCAATGGTGGCAAGGCACAGGGAATTTATTTAGACGAAAACGGAAACATTTATGTAAATGGACAATTTATTAAAGCGTTGAGCATAGCCGCTAATGCTCTAGCAGCTGGTTCTATTACCACAGAAAAATTAGATGCTAAGGCGGTCACGGCTGAAAAAATGTCCTTGAATGAGCTTGCGGCAATTGGAGCCACTATAGGCGGATTTACGATTCAAAACAACAGAATTTATAATAAAAAAAATGGAACCCTACAGATTTCCGCAGGAAATGAATATAACGCTCCCTCAGTACTTGCTATGGATGCACAAGGACAATTTATTAAATACAGTGCAAGCGGTATTGAATCTTCTTACACTAATTCTCTAAAATTAACGCCACATAATACAACAACAGAAAGTGGCTTTACAGACGGTTCAAAACATTATCTGGGAAGAACACAATTCAATTCAGATGTTAGTATTTTTGGCGATTTTAAGGTTTCTGGAACAAAATCCATAATAGCTGACACTGAAAACTATGGAGAACAGCTATTTTACTGCTACGAGACTCCAACTCCTACTTTGGGAGATTTTGGCGGTGGAGTAATTGGCAAGGATGGTATTGCAATCATTATGATTGATGATATATTTCAGGAATCGACCGACACAGGAATCGAGTATTATGTGTTCTTACAGAATGAAGGAGAGGGACAAACATGGATAGCTGAAAAGACAAATACTTATTTCAAGGTAAAAGGAACACCAGGCTTGCATTTTGCGTGGGAGCTGAAAGCAAAGCAGAAAAATAAAGAATTTATACGCTTTAATGCCGGAAAAGAAGATAGGGAAGTTAATTTTAGATTGAACGACATTGAGAATGAAATGTTCTCGGAAAGAGAAAAACTAATTCAAGAAATGGAAGGAGAATTATTATGAGCCAGATTAAAAAACTTACATCATTTATGAAACTGTCAACAGGAGAGGGCGATAGAATCGCCTTTACCTACTCAACGATTGATACCGAAAGCGGAAAGGTTTTGAGCCAGAACGAGAAAGGAAATTTTCTCATTTTTGACGATGGGCTTTCGGCAAATATTAAGGCGATTGAAGACTATATCAATAAAAATCAATTGAATTAAAGGAGGACAACCACATGCCAAAATGGACTGAATACACATCAAAAGATACGTTAGCGGATAATGACGAAGTAATGCTGTATGACGCAACTGCGAGAGCGAACAAGCGCGGATTAATGAGCAAATTTTGGGATTATGTCGTGGATAAAATGTCAACGGCTGTTATCGGTAAATTGGAAACGGAAAACAAGACAATTATTGGGGCACTTAACACATTAAATAGTGACCGGTTTTCAATCTATGAAAAACAAGTATCTGACTTAGATAATCCACCAGCTGCATTTATTTTAAATACGGGTATAAATCCTAAAGGGCTTCCTGAATTGAGCAGCAATGGGTGTTGTGTTATACAACACAACCCTGGTAGTGAAACATATACCGCACAATTGGCTTTTTCGTTCGGCTGTGAAAAAATAGCAATAAGGACGAAAAAGTCTGATTCTTGGAGTAATTGGAAATATTTTTCAGCTCAATAAAATAGTAAGGCAGTAAGAAACGTTGGCAATATAAAACGGGTTTCATTCCGATCGGGGCAAAATGGCATAAAAAATCATTATTTTATGTGTTAGAGAGCTGCGGAAATTATAGCCTCCTTATCACGGTACAGCTATACTTGTGGTAAGGAGGTGATGTCATTATGACAGAGAATTTAATCATGGTAGGTATATTGTATAAAGAGTTTATGCTAAAGAGCATCCCATTTGGGGTGCTTTTTATTATGCACTTTTTAATCTCAATAATGAAAGGAGAACATACATGAATATCAACACCTCATTAATCAGCAACAACAACAGTTACGCAGGACAAACACCTCGGTATATTGTCATCCACAATACAGATAATATCGCCAAGACAGCAGACGCTAAGGCACACGCCACAGCACAGCATAATGGCAATTTTCATGGCTATTCAGCCCATGTATTCGTTGACGATAAATCAGCATACCAAGCCTTGCCGTACAATCGTGGAGCATGGCACGTTGGAGTGAATTACGGCGGTAAACTGTTTGGAACTGTGAACAATCACAACTCTATTGGAATTGAAATGTGCATGAATGCCGGATATAACTACGAAAAAGCATACCAGAATACCGTTGATGTATGCAAGCAATTGATGAAAAAGTACAATATCCCGGCATTCCGAGTAGTGCAGCACTACGATGTGTGCGCTAAGAATTGTCCATCCGTTATCCGTGGAAAAGGTGACTGGGATAGATTCAAGAAGCTTATTTCCAGCGAAACCACAACAACATCGACAGCAAAGCCAACAGTAAAGGTTGACAAGTATTACCGTGTCCGTAAGACCTGGAAGGATTCCAAGAGCCAGATCGGGGCATACAAGTCACTGAAAAATGCAAAGAAAGCTTGCAAAGCCGGTTATTCTGTTTTTGACTGGAATGGAAAAGCAGTGTATTCCTTGACAGCAAAGAAAAGTATAGCCCAGGTTGCAAAAGAAGTCATTAACGGCGAGTGGGGAAACGGACAGGATAGACGAGACCGTCTGGAATCAGCTGGCTACAATTACACAGAAGTGCAGAATGCAGTAAACAAACTTCTTAAATAACAAAAACACTCCCGGGGTTTTCCCGGGAGCTACTTAAAAATAGTATATTCTTCAAATTCGTTTCTTATTTTTGCAAAGTCTTTTCTTCTGATTGGCACCGTAGTTCCAGAAAACATAAGGAACGAATCGTTTATTTCTTTTACCTCGTCCATGTTTATTATGTAGCTCTGGTGGCATCTCAAAAATCTGGAATCTAGTAATTCTTCAATATCGGATAGTTTACATCGTTCCGTATAAACTATACCGCAAGTGCAGTGAATAATGATGTATTTGTTTCGACTCTCAATATATTCGATATTTTGAAATTCCACCCGATGAATAAAGTCTTTTCCTTTTATCATAAGAGTGCTTTTGCTGATATGTTCCAGAGCATGATTGAAAGCAGTATACATTCTGCCGTTTTCAGATCCTTTTATAATATAGTGAACTGGGAGTAAATCAAGAGCTTCAAAAACATACTCTTTGTGGGCTGTCCAGAATATAATATTTCCATCATAGCCATTTAATCTCAATTCCTTTGCAACTTCAATTCCATTTTCTTCTCTCAAAATGATATCCAAAACTACAATATCATACCATTCGCCATCTGCCACATCATCAATAAGTGGCTGTCCTTTATCATACGGAGTAATCAATGCTTTTATATCACCATTTCGTTTGAGAAAATTATTAATCCGATGCATAAATATACCAATCTGGATTTCGTTATCATCACATATTGCAATTCGCATTCAAATCATCCCTTTTCATGTAAAATTCGCCACCAGAGGTGCTGATTTCGCCATTTTCTGTATGATTGTATATTTTTTGATACAATATTATCGTACCACATAAGAAAGATAGTGTAAAGAGGCTGTATGATGGAAAGATGTAAGAAGATAGCGATTATCTTAATATTGATGTTTGTGCATGTGTTTATTGGGATTCATATGTATTTCAGCCCAGAGCGTAGTATTATCTTTGGGAGGGTTAAAACTATCGCAAAAATGGTGACGGAAATCAAAAGCAATCCAAATGAACACAAAAAATCCCTCGATTCCAGAAGCCCAGCCCCTTTATTTCTATCTACATATATAACGAATGAAAAGTACCAAAATCACAATATCTATACTGAAAAAATCATAATTTGCAATAATATCGAGGAAAAGCAACTTGCTAGGAAGGATTTAAGTGGAGATGATTCCGTTCCGGTATATGGTTATGAAAACATGATATAATTTAATAAATAAGAACAAATGTTTGGAATATTGGGAGGGATTTACGTGGATTACAAGAAAAATGATGATATTAATTACAAAGAGGAAATTAAAAAACTTTTAGAAGAGGTGAAAGACCCTTACACGCTTAAACGTGTTTATAAGCTTCTTGAATATCTTTATATAAAAGAAATGACCGGGGATTAACCCCGGCCTTTCTTTAATTCTTTTCCAATTCATTTAGAATGTTTTCAATTTGTTTCCAGTGATCTTCACTGAGCTTCGCAAATTTTACCAAAACACTTTTAGCAAATTCGTTATCGCCCTTCATTACTGAATCTACAATAGCCTGCGCATCACTATTGTCAGATTCCTGTTCACCTTTTTCTTCTGTTAGCCACAGATAGTTTGTGTGATACTCCTTACAGATTAAAGTAATAGTCTGATTGGAAGGAGTATTTTCACCACTTTCAATCTTGCTTACAGCAGATCTGGAAATCTTAATTTTTTCGGCAAATTTAGTTTGGCTATCACCGTATTTTTCACGAACAAACCGAATTCTTTCCGCTAATGTCATTTTCTCACCTCCTAAAAATAATATATCATATTTTGTACATTTAGTCAACAAAAAGTTATTGACAATGTGCATTAAGTGTGGTATATTGTGTACATCAGATGAACAAATAGGAGGTGATTGAATGTCAGAGGAAAAGAAAGAACTTATCAGAAACGTAACTGAACGAATTGATAAGTTACCAGATGATAAGAAAAACTATCTTCTTGGATATATGAATGGTGTCATTGACACTACAGAAAACAGCATTGACAAGAAGGAAAGCTCATAAGGAGGTTGGAAGATGACAATTATCAAATTTAAAAATGGGGAAACAATCGAAATTCCGTGTGTGTTCCCGGATGATATTGTGAAACCAGACATTAGAGATCAACTGATACGTTTGGAATGGGATGACAATGGAAAACAATATTACTTGAAGTTTAACCCAGTAGATGTGCTCTATGTAAAAGAGATTACATAAAGCACACCAGATAATTATTTAGCTGATGGGTATTTTGTTGCAGTTGCTTTTCCAACTTTGACAGGTTCTTTGCTTAACAAGGCAAGAAATTCATCATTGTATGTGTGGTATAAATCAAGAATTTCTTTTGAACCAGAACCTTCCTTAACTGCTTTGGCAACAGCTAAGTCGTGAGCAATTTGAAAGTTATCCATTATTAACACCTCCTTCCTAAAGGAGATTATATCACAGAGGGTAGAAAAAATATATGTATGATACATATAATGTTCTTTATTCTATTTTGAAAGAACTCCAATCTATTCACAATATCCTGGAGCAGCCCAAAAAACGAGTTTCTAAAAAAGATAAGAAAAGCATCGAAAAACGAATTATTGATAGACCTCTTCTCGAACCTCAAAATTCTATGATGATGGAAAGAAAGGAGACTAATGAAAACATCAAAAATCGAAATCCGGCAAGTAAATGGCAATGAAGGAATCTTCACAGAAATCCTTGTGGATGGTCACAAACTCGAAGGCGTAAGGAGTTTTGAGTTGAAACAGGGAGTTGGAGATTCAGAACCTATACTTTCTATTGATCTGAATGCTTTAAATCTATCTACAGATTTGCAAATGTTGCAGGTGAACCAGAAAGGTATCGGGGAAATTGAGGGAATCAAGTTTAAAGACTCACCAAGGATGCTGGAATTCAACATACAAAAAGTAACGCACACGGCAAAAGTTGATAAGAAAATAATAGCCGAATGCGTTACAAGTGGAATTACTTCTGCTGTTCAAAACTCAATTGATGATTAGAAATTATGGAGAGGGAAACACAATGAATGTTGAAAAATATTTATCCGAAAAGCTGTCAAGCCATGAGGGACAGAAATATTTAGAATTTAGAAGAAGAAACGGACAGGAAGCAGAAGAACTCTACAAAAAAGTAAAAGATGAAATTGCCGAATGCCATCTGTCCGTTACGGAAGCAAAAGGGTTCTTAGAATTTATGAAGTTGGTTATTGAAGAGCTTTCATATATTCCGGTCAAAGAATGACTTCTGTGGTAATGCTTTTAATATCAAAACCGTCAGAATCAAATACATCTTGAATTTCATTTGCGGTATGAAGCATTGAAAGAATTTCTTTTGAATACGGATGTTCTTTGCCACAGTTTGGACACGAAATTTTATCCGCACTTATTGCTTCATTCAAGTAGTAGCTACAACGACAGTTACAGGAAACTTTTAATTTGAGAAACATTTTAACACACCTCCTTTCTGAACACATTATAACATTCAGATGGAGAGAATAAAAGAAAATATGGAGGAAAAACAGCATGATTAAAATTAAAAACGAAACCATCAAAATCGAGGGAGTCATGGCAGATTTATTATCTGAGTATGCCGTAATTACTGATACCCTCAAGAAAGAAATGGTTGAAAACGGGAAATTTAACGAGAAGGAAGCAATTAAAATTCTTAAGGATTCCGCTGAAGTAGGATTTTTGAGTGATGAGGAACGCAGAGAGAAAGTTATAGAGAAAAATAAGGAATTATCTTTAATTCTTGCAGCTGGAATGTTGAAGGCGGCTTTTGAAATGAGTGGGAAGGAGGATTAACTATGGGAGAAACTAAAAGCACAGATTATATTCCCGAGAACGCCAATGAAGAATATGCACTTCTGGTTGGAAGGTTAAAGGCATTTGAAGCTTGGGCGAATAGCGTGAACGATTATGATTTCACAAAGGATATGGCATTTAGAATGCTTGGGCTTGGTTTAGAGGAATCAAAGGAGGAAAAGAAAGAATGAAATGCTTTAAAGGCTTTGACAAGGACTTAAAGTGTAGAGATTTCCAGTATGAAATTGGAAAAGAATACACAGAAGAAAAAGCAAACATTTGTAATTATGGATTCCATGCTTGTGAATTCCCGATGGACGTATTCGGTTATTATCCTCCTTCAGATTCCAGATATTGTGAAGTTGATCTTGAAGCGAATGATCAGAAATCACCTGATGATAGCAAGAGAGTTGGGAAGAAAATTTCCGTGAAAGCAGAAATTGGAATTGCTGGAATTATCAAAGCTGGCGTTGAATACATCAAAGAGCAAGTTAATTGGGAAGATGATAAGACAACCAATACCGGAGATCAGTCAGCGACAACCAATACCGGAGATCAGTCAGCGGCAACCAATACCGGAGATCAGTCAGCGGCAACCAATACCGGATATCGGTCAGCGGCAACCAATACCGGAGATCAGTCAGCGGCAACCAATACCGGATATCAGTCAGCGGCAACCAATACCGGAGATCAGTCAGCGGCAACCAATACCGGAAATCGGTCAGCGGCAACCAATACCGGAAATCGGTCAGCGGCAATTGTAGAAGGAAAAGAAAGTATTGCATTAGCTACAGGAATTAATTCAAAAGCTAAAGGAAAAATTGGATGTTTTATTGTTTTAGCAGAGTGGAAAGAGATCAATTATGAATATCATATTGTAGATATTAAATCAGCAAAAGTAGATGGAGAAAACATTAAAGAAGATACTTTCTATATGTTGAAAGACGGAAAATTTGTAGAAGCAGATTAAGTTGTCCTGGAAGGTGCGGACACACCAACCAGGACGGTATCTAACTAAGAATGAGTTAGTTAAATACAGGAATATTATAACACAACCTCCTGTATTTGACAAACAAAAATATAACAGGAGGATTTTTTATGCAAAAAAATGGCGAAAATCAGCCACTTTCCAGTGAAATCATTGCTGATCTGGAAGAAAAGCTGATGGCAAGAAATATAATTATCGCTATTCTGGCAGCTGCACTTGCAGTAACCACATCCAGAAGAAAGTGAGGACAAAATGAAAGAGGTGGTAAAGACAATAGGAGAAATATTTGTAGGAATAGGGATGTTTACAGTAATCTTCTCAATCACATGGATGTTTACATCATTTGATGTTATCGGGGTGCTCTTCGTATCAACAGTCTTATTCTCAATGGTGTTTCTTCCTATTATATTGGAAATGGAGGAAAAGTAAATGCAAAGATTAAATAAAGTAAGATTATCCGGTAGAGCCGGGGAAATAGTATTCAGCCATGAACATTACGGAAGATACTATTACAAATTCATGCTGACAGTTATTCGCAAAAGTGGTGCAGTAGATATGTTCCCAATCGTTATAGAAGATTCCATTGTACGTGACAATGATTATAACGGAAAAGAAGTTGTGGTAACAGGAGCAATCAGAAGCATGGACATTTCTAAAAATCCAAATAAGCACCACAATGTTAATTATATCGCAGCTGATGAAGTGGAAATCCTGGAAGAACAGGTTCCAGAAGGTGATATAAACGAAGTAGAGTTTATTGCCAGAAGTTGCACGAAAGAGCCATATGCAAGACTTACACCAGTAACACACAGGAAAGTTTTAAATCTTTTCGTGGCAATTCCAAGAGATTTTTCAGAAAGAGCAGATTTTATTCGCTGTACTTTATGGGGAAAAGGTGCTGATCTGGCGGTAGACGTTAAAAGGAATGATTACATTAAAGTAAATGGAAGGTTAATGAGCCGTGATGTTTATGTTAATGGGGAAGAAACGGAAAGTGTATATGAGATTTCCGTAAAAGAAATGGAGAAATTGGAGGATGAAGAATAATAAGAATGAAGTTCAGATATTTGACGTAATAATGGATATTCAGCCAGGAACGTTTTTCAAGGACGGAGAAAAATTCGTAAGATTCTATATTGGTGCAAAGCGTACCAGCGGGAACGTAGATTTACTTCCGGTAATTGTTGAAGAAAAGCAGACGGAAGGCTTAAAGATTGGAAAATACGTCTACGTTGAAGGGAGATACAGTTCTTCAAACAAACATGAAAGTGGAAAGTCACATTTGATTCTTGAAATCAAAGCGGAAACAATCTGGTGTGGAGATGGTGATGGGAGCGCAGAAGGTGAAAACAAAATCATTCTGGAAGGTTATCTTTGCAAACCGCCTGTGTACCGCAGAACACCAAGAGGAAAAGAAATCTGCGATTTGATGATTGCTTGCAACGAATATGACTTACGAAGAACAGATTATATCCCATGTATAGCATGGTGGAAGGAAGCCAGAGAAGCTGCTGATTTCAAGGTTGGAGATTTCGTAAAAATAATCGGAAGAATCCAGAGCCGGATTTATCATAAAAAATTATCTGGTGATGAAGTAGAGCTTAGAACTGCATATGAGGTATCAATAGGGAGGATAATCGAGCATGAAAGTGGAAGTGAAAAAAATTTTGCTGGAGAATTACAAGAAGTTCCCGAGTAAGTCTGTAGATTTATTTCCGAGAACAGAGATTTCTGGCAGAAACAGAGAAGGAAAATCCACATTACAGGACGCATATTTGGATGTCCTGACAGGAAAGATGGCAAATGGTACAGAACCTACTTCTATTCGCAGAAAAGAAAATGGCGTGGAAGTTCCAAAGGTTGATGTTATAAGAGAGCTTACGCTTGCGATTGATGGGAAAGAAAAAGTAATCCGCAAAATCACAAAGCAGAAGTGGAGAAAACCAAGAGGACAGTCAGAAGAGGTGTTCGATGGAAATGAAACTTCTTATGAAATTGACGGATTCCCGGCTAAATCAAAGGATTATACCGAGTTCATCCAGTCAATAGCAGAGCCTTCAACGCTTCTGATGTGCAGCAATCCAAAACCATTTCTGGACACATTACAGAAGTCAACCGCAGAATCCAGAAAGGTACTGGAAAAGATGTCTGGTTTCGATATTGCTCAGTTTATGGAAGAGAATCCACAGTACGCTCATGTGGAAGAAATTACAAAAGGATACTCCGTAGAAGATACATTAAAAAAACTGCGAAAAGAACTGAACGCGCAGAAGAAAAAGGTTGATGCAAAAAATACAGAGATTGCTTACGAAACCAATCGGACTGTTGAAGCAGAAGATACTTCCTCCTTAGAATCCAAAAAACAGGAGCTTAATGCGGAGCTTTCCAAACTGGAAGAACAGGAACAGATTCTTGAAGATTCTGCAAAAGGCTATGACAGCCTTTCATATGAAATCCGTGGTTTGAAATCTTCCAGGGATGGTCTGGTTAGCAAAGCGAATGAATGGTTAAGAGCCAGACAAAAATTTATTTCTGATACAGTTTCCGAACTTATGTTAAAAAAATCAGAAAAGGAATCAAGCATTCGTATTATTGGAATGGAACTGGATAACCACATAAGGGAAGCAAAACAGGCAAAAGCTGACTTGGATAGAGCCAGACAGGACTATCCAAGAATCAAAGAAAAGGAGTGGAATGATTCTAGACTGAAAGCTATTGAAGCTGAAACATTCAATGATTCTGATACCATTTGCCCCACCTGCGGACAGGAACTGCCGGAAGAACAGGTTGCCGAATTGAAAGCCTCCTTTGAAGAAAAGAAGAAGTTTAGAATTGAAACTGAATTAACCCAAAAGAAAAATTGGGAATCAGTAAAGCAGAACCAGTTAAAAGGAATTTGCGACCTTGGAAATTCTGCTTCTGCAAAATTAAAGAAAACCAACGAGGAAATCAACAAATTACAGTCGGAAATCGGCGCAGCACAGGATGAAGTTGCTGAACTCACTAAACAGATTGAGGAAGAACAGTCCAAATTTACGGAGCTTCCAGAATCTGTAGATATGACAAATGATGAAGAATATCTTGCAGTTACAGCGAGAATTGCAGAACTTGAAGAGAAACTGAAATCATTTGATGATGTTCCTGGAAAGAAACAGGAATTAAGAATGCAGATCAGCAATGTTATGAAACAGATTTCCAATGTGGATGCAGACATTAAGATTGCACAGGCAGCAGTTGTAGAGAAAGAAAAGCGAGTAGCCGAACTGAATGAGGAACTGAGAGACCTTGGACAGCTACAATCTGATATTGAAAAGAACATTGACACCGTTCTTAACTTCTCAATTCAGAAAAATAAGGCACTGGCAGAGAAAATTAATCCATTTTTCCATCATTTTCAGTTCAGTTTCCTTGACTACACGATTGAGGGAAATCCAGTGGAGACTTGCAAAATGATCTGTAATGGAATTGACTACAACAGCGGATTGAATCATTCCGACAAAATTCTTTGCGAGGTTGATTTGCTGAATGGATTACAGGAAATGAATGGGCTGAATCTGCCGATTTGGATTGATGATTCGGAGAGCATTGACAAAAGCAGAATTCCTGTATTAGACAGGCAAATGATTGTCCTAAGAGTGACGGATGATGATTTGACGGCGAAAGAGCTTTAAAAAAAAGAAAGGAACAGCCAGTAACTTGTTTGGCGACAGACTGGCTGCTCCATATGAAATATAGAACAAACTATATTTACTTAAATAATATCAAAAATAATTGGCTTAATCAAGTCACATGTGATTTTGCACCTGGAATGTGAGAAAAATATTTCACTCACAAGAACCTATGTGAAACCGAATATTGGAAATTGAGGTTTGAGAGGTGTATCAAATAACACAGGTGTGAAACTGATGCAATCACGCAACAGCGTGTTAGCAAATATAAAAAAGAAAAGGAGAATTAAAATGGCAGAAAACACACAGGTAGCAAATTTTAACACACAGCTTTCTTATTACACAAATCGGTATGTTGATTTAATGGAAAGAGATTTAACTTCAAGAGGAATGGAATTTGATTCCTATTCAAAGGATTGCGTAGTGGCAGCAATGGGATCTATTTTTCAGATGGTACATGAAAGCGGCACAAGTTTTGAAGCAATCAATGGCTCTAACCTTAAATTCATTCTGAGCAAAGTAGCAGCATTGAAACTGAATGCAAATGCGCAGCCGAGAGAATGTTATTTCCAGATCAGAAACGTAAACGTAGCAGGAAAAGGGAAGCCGGCACAGTGGGAGAAGAAAATCGAGTTTGCGATTGAGGGCGATGGAAATGACGCTCTTGTAAGTAGATATGGCGTCGATGTAGCTAAAGTATTCCCGTACTGGAAAGTCAGAGAAGGTGATAAGTATATCCCACCAAGACATAAAGGTGTGGAAATCACACCGCCAGAATGGGAAGAATCTGGTGTAGGTAAGGTAGTCCGTATCGTATATCCGATTCAGTATAAGGACGGACATATTGAATATCTTTCTTGTGAAAGAGCAGATGTGCTGAAGAATCTTGCAGCACATATCAAGAACAATCTTCAGAATGAAACATTCGGTATTTGTGCGGACAGATATAAAGCTACAGATGCGCAGAAAGCTCAAATTGAAGCAAAGAAAAAAGAGATCATGAAAAAGGTCGCTGACATTGGAGAACTGGAAGCAATTATTGACTGTGAGGAATTAAGACCGTATATTTCACCATCTTATTATGAAACACAATCCAGAGAGTCAATGATTATTCGTAAGATGCGAAACAACATTATGAAGTCTATTCCTAAGAGATGGGACAATCCAGTACAGGCTTACGAATACAACATGATGGATGCCACATACAGAGAAGTACAGGAAGAAATCGAACAGAATGCCAATGTAGAAGAATTCATTCCACAGCCAGAAGCAATCGAAGAAAAACCAAAGCAGCCAACCGTAGCCGAAACCGTAAAAACAGCAGAAAAAGAACCAGTTCCGGCAGCAGGTAAAGAGCCAGAAATTCCAGATTTTATGAAACAGGAGGAAATGTGATATGAGAAATAAAGAAATTTTACAAAAAGCAAAGGAACTAGTTGAACTTTTGGAAAAGCAGGAAGAAACTGGAAAGATTGAGTTGTCAACGCTGAAACGAGGAGAAGTATTTCGGACCACGGGTAAACGCAAATACAAGGTTCTGGAACAGTATGGAGATACAACGAAAATTATTTCACTTGATCTGGTGAAAGAAAATGCAAAATTCGGAGACAACATGGATTATAACAAATCAAATGTAAAGAAGTTGTGCGACACAGAAATCTTAAAGGATTTTGAGGAAGAGTTTGGTGCTGAAAACATCGAAGAGCATACGGCAGATATTATTACCGTGGATGGGCAGAAAGTCGGAAGTGTAAAATGTAAAATTCGACCTATTACCTTTGATGAAGTGCGCAAATATACAGATATCATGCCGAATCAATACTTAGATGATTGGTATTGGACATTATCACCATGGTCAACGGAAGAACGTGGATGGAAAAGCAGGATGCCCGTTGTTTCGCCTACCGGCAGTATCTACGCCAATGACTGCATCAACAGTCTCGGTGTTCGCCCGGTTTGTATCTTAAAATCTAATATCTTTGTATCTAAGGTGGAGGAATGATTATGAAGAAAAATCTGAAATATTTTGAGGATGAATTATCCAGATTAAGTAAAGAATTCGCGGAATTCAAGAAAAAGCACATCGGAAAGCCGGAAATCGGAAAAGCTATTGAACTTGCAGGTATGGAATGGCTGATTCTGGATAAAACAGAAAAAGGGTATTTTGCCATTTTGAATGGATTTGACGTAAAAGAAAGAACATTTGATTCAGATTCAAATAACTGGATTTCGAGTAAACTGAGAAATGAGTTAAATACTCGTTTTCTTAAAAAAATTACGGACGAGTTTGGAAAAGATGCAGTTATTGAGTTTGATCGAGATTTGCTTTCTTTGGACGGACAGACAGAATACGGACATTGTAAAGATAAGATTTCGATTTTGACGGTGGATGAATACCGAAAATACAGAAAATTCCTTCCAAATATGGATGGATGGTGGTGGCTGCTTACTCCATGGAGTACACCAGCAAATGATTGTAACACAACAAGTACCGTTGTTTCGCCTGCCGGCCGTATCAACTGCTATAACTGCGTCGACAGTGTCGGTGTTCGCCCAGTTTGTATCTTTTCTTCTTCAATCTTTGAATCAGAGAATGATAAATGATGGCAAATGAAGATTTAAGAGTTATCACAAAAGCGAAGCAATTAGCCAAGCATACGTTAATTATGACTAATCTTAAGCGGACAAGAACCTTCTAAAAAATCCAAAAAGTCATTGGAGGATTTAAGAATTTCCTTACACGCCGCACAAATTACATATTGAAAGCGAGGTGATGAAAATGTTCATGCGAGTAGTAAACACAGGGAGCCAACACGGAAACTGCTATGTTCTGAAATCGAACAGCGGAGAAATGCTTCTTCTGGACTGCGGATGTAAATACAAAGACATTTTAAAAGCAATTGATTACAGAACAAGTGATGTTTCTGGCGTATTGCTTAGTCATGAGCATGGAGATCACATCAAATCATTTCGGGAACTGATGAACGCTGGCATTCAGATTTACACCAATGATGAAACCGTGGAGCATCTGCAAATCATCACTGGTGAGCTAATGAAAGGTGTTCCAGAAAAAAGACCGTTTCGTGTTGGCTCTTTCACAGTAATACCGTTCTATTTGCCACATACTACAAGGGACAAGGACATAGGACAACTTATTCCTTGTTTCAATTATGGGTATATCGTGGAACATGAAGAAATGGGAAAGCTACTCTACATGACCGACTTTGAGTTTTGCCGATACAACTTCAAAGCAATGCGGCTGAACCACTTAGTTATTGAGTGCAACTATTGTAGAGAATTGGTTGACAAAACAGCCGAAAATTACACGCACAGGCTTAAAGGGCATTGTTCCTTAGATACTTGCAAAAGCTTAGTAAATACAAACCATACGGCAGCATTACGGACGGTAACATTGGTGCATTTGAGTAATGAAGCAGCTGACCCGGAACAGATTTTGAAGGAGATAAAAGAAGCGGTGGTTTGGGATGATGCGCTGGTGCAGATTGCCAGACCTGGACTTGAAGTTAATTTGGACTTATGTCCGTTTTGAAAGGAGAAAATTAATGAGCGTATTCAGCGTGCCAGTAACGATTGGCGTTAATGAAGAAGAAATTGCCAATGAAATCCGTAAAAATGTTGAGGACAGGGTAGTTGAAAAAATTACCAAAGAAATCAAAGGAGTTATTTATAAAAAAGAGTTATATGGTAGTAGAGAAACCAATGAGCCGTTGTGTAGGATGATACATTCTCATATTTCTGAGATACTAGAAAAAAATGAAAGCGTGATCGTACAGGAAGCGGCAAAAGCCTTGGCAGATAAGATGATAAAAACCAAGGCTGTGAAAGAAGTAATAAAAGAAACTATTGAGAAAGTCAAGGAGGATTAATCAATGAAAATCTTCTTAAAAACGCTTGACAAACTGAAAAAGTCAGAACCTTCCGAACAGAAATGCAAGTACGATAAAGGCTGGAATGATGCAATCAAGAAAGTTGAAGAACTGATCTGTTCCTACAGTCCTGCGGATATGTGGATTCCAACAGAAGTGAAGCTGCCGCCGGAACCAAACAAGGAAGAAAACCCGGGAGATTGGAAAGAATATGCAGTTACAATTGATGGAGCTGTTCTTCCAACAAGTCTTACTTATTTAGGAGACGGCGAATGGGGAAGCGTAGAAGCGTATGGGTTTGCGTATTACCCAGTCATTGCATGGCAACCAATGCCACCAGTTTACAAACCAGGGAGGTAACACCATTGGAAATTACAATCGGAATTTGTGCAGAGGAAATCAAAGAAATCCTTGTTGAGCATATTAAGACAAAAGGATTTAACGTAACAGAAGATGATATTTCCTTTATTATCGGGAAAGAAGAAGTTGTAACAGGGAATACAAAGAAAATCAAACATGCACTTATCAGATGCGACATTCAGATTGCGAGGTGATATTGTGAATATTGTTATAATTTCTGGACGGCTTACAGGAAACCCCGATATCAAGGTGGTTTCAAATAACACTAAAATTGCCAGATACATTCTCGCAGTTGACAGAATCTATTCAAAAAAAGACAAAAAGGCAGATTTTATTCACTGCGTTGCATTTGGAAAGAATGCAGATATCGCAGAAAAATATCTATCAAAAGGATCAAGAGTTACTATTCGAGGACATTGGCAGACGGGTGATTATACAGATAAATCCGGTGAAAAACGATATACAAATGATTGTATTGTTGAGTCCCATGAATTTGAAAACATCAAAGAAATGCAACATCAGCAAACACAAGAACCCATGCCAGAACCAATTCCGCAACCAGAGCCAAACTTCATGGACGTACCGGATTTAAGTAGTATGGAAGATGAATTTCCGTTTAGTTAGGAGATGAAATGGGAAAAGTAAATTACAGACAAGTTTATGCAATAAAAGCTGAATGCGAAGAAAGAATAAAGAAGATATGTCCAGGCATTCCGTATTCCAGTGGTATTTATTTTTTTTACAGAACTGATGAAAACGGAATAAGAAGAGGATATTGTGGGCAAGCAGTTTCGTTGTGTGAGAGAGCAGCGAGGCATTTAGTGGAATACGATCATATCGCCTTAAGCCTTAAAGCACACGGATTTTACAATAAAAATAATCCATATGGATGGAAACTTGCTTATCAAACATTTCCTCAAAACGAAATAGATGTCAAGGAAAAATTATATATCAAAAAATATGCCGATTCCGGATTCCAGATGTACAATGTAAGCTTAGGGGGGCAAGGAGACAGCAGAGAAAAAGGAAATCTTGCAGAGAGAAAGCAAAGAAAAGGATATCGAGACGGCAAAAGGGCTGGAAAAAAAGAACTGGCACATGATCTATCAGATATTATAAAAAAACATTTGCAAGTATCACTAAAACCAGAAAAAGCAAATAACAAAGTATCTATTAAGGCGTTGGAAAAATTCAACGACTTACTCAACGAAGAAAATTATCACTGATTCTAACACACCAGTAGTTCTACTGGCTAAATTCCAAAGATAAAAAATAAAAAATGAAAGGAGCTTGCCTTCAGCTGACGTAAGGGTGCACCGGGCTTCTTTTGAAAATGAAATTAAAGTGTGAAATATATCGTGATTCTATGCAGAACTATAAAAAATACGCAATTCCAAGAGCGCAACTCGTAATTGCTGATGTTCCATACAATGTAGGATGTAATTTCTACGGAAGTAATCCTATGTGGTACACGGGCGGAGACAACAAGAACGGCGAAAGTAAACTTGCTGGTAAAGCAGCATTCAATTCAGATTTCAATTTCAATCTGTATGAATACTTCCATTTTTGTTCAAAAATGTTGAAGAAAGAACCAAAAAAGGCAGGGGTAAGAGGAAGAAGTTCAGACGCACCATGTATGATAGTGTTTTGTTCATTTGAACAAATTCAAACTCTGATCAATGCAGCTGCGAAACATGGCTTTGTTCACTATATACCACTTGTGTTTATTAAAAACTACAGCCCACAGGTGCTTAAAGCAAATATGCGTGTGGTAGGTGCTACAGAATATGCACTTGTATTCTACAGAGATAAACTTCCAAAATTCAGAAATGGAGCGCAAACGGACGAAAACGGAAAGACTATTCGTGGAACTGGAAAGATGGTTTTTAACTGGTTCCAGTGGGAAAAAGACGGAAAGGGCATTCCGAAAATTCATCCAGCGCAGAAACCAGTAGCAGTTCTGAAAAGATTAATTGAAATATTTACTGATCCTGGTGATGTAGTGATTGACCCTTGCTGTGGAAGTGGCAGCACATTGAGAGCCGCTATGGAACTTGGCAGAAGTGCATACGGATTTGAAATTGACAGAAATTTTTATAACAGAGCAAAAAGCGAAATGCTTGTTTTTGAAAAAGATAGTCAAATGAGCATAGGAGATTTTATATAAGGAGCGTGATTGAATGTCAGAAAACACAAACGAATGTGTAATTGAGTGGATTCCCGGAAGAGATTATGTAGGGGTTACTGCTAAGAACGGAAGCTCCTGGAAGAACAGATGTGAGGAATTAGAAAAGGAATTTCCAGATGATGTGAAAATTCTTGCCAGAAATAATGATGGATCTATTTTCGCTCACTTACCATATTCCTACATTAAAATCAACCCACCGAGAAAATATTCCGATGAAGCGAAAAAGAAAGCTGCGGAAAGATTAAATAAAATGCGTGCAGAAAAAAGTAATACTGCGGAAGAAAATCCGTTTTGCCTATGAATTACCGTCAGAGGAAATATAATGAGGGGCAATCTGCTAGAAATGATATTTACGGATTTCTTGTCAAGTATTTTGAGAAACACGGATACATGCCTTCTTACGAAGAAATTATGGATGGAACAGACCTTACAAAGTGTACAGTCCAGAGACATATGCGGCAATTGGAGATGGATTCTCTGATTGCCACAGAACATCCGGGAGTATCAAGAGCATACCGTTTGACGGAATACAGATACGAAAGGAAGAAACATGGGAAGCAAATTAAAGATGAAAGCGCCAAAGAAAAATAGGGCGTTGGAATGCGATAACCAAATGTCATAGGCATTTGCCAGAGCCATGCAGAATTCAAGAAAAGAGCTTGAATTTATGCAAGATCAGGCTTACAACGATGGATTCAGCAATGGTGACGACTGGGCGAATACAATTAACACGGTAACAACCATGCTGGCATTACGGAAATTTCATGGCTTTTCCACTAAAAGACTTTTGGACGTAATTAATTGTGCAAATGAGTTTGTAGGCCAAGCGAACCGTGGAGAAAGAAGTTTTATGAGCATGGTTGAAGAGTTGGAATCCGAAACAGATGTGCGGATTCCAGATTTAAATAAAGAATTGGTCAGAAGGTTCGGAAAATAAAGGGAGAAAATCTAAGTGGGGAAAGTGAGGACACAATGACAGAACAGGAAAAGAAGGAACTTCTGGATGAACTGGAAAAGCGCATTGACGAAAAATACAAAGGTTGTCTTACCAGAGAAGATGTTGCAACCACATTAAAAGCACCGAGAGAAAAGTGGTTCAGAGACGAGAATGGGAACGGAAGAAATTCTCTGATGACGGATGCTTTTGATTCATCTATTATCTCATGGCAGGTTTGGGAAACAATCAGAAAATTAACTTGCGTTATATGTGGTAAGCAGTATGTAAGACATCTTGCAAATGTAGAGAATGCGGATGAGATTGCAGAGAAACTTTGCCAGTTTGTCTATGATTTAAAGATGGGATTTAAGAATCAGGAGGACACAAAATGTTAATCAGAAGTCAGGATAAAACAGCACTGTTAAAGTTTGAAAACATTGTAATCAATCTGAAACTCCCAGATTCATTTAATATTATATGTTGGAGTTTGCAGGATGCACAGAGAAGTGGAGGATATTTTATTTTAGGAAAATATTCCACCAAAGAAAAAGCCATGAAAGTACTGGACATGATTCAAGAAGCCTATGAAGAATATAAAATTACTCGTACTTTTTTAACAGGATTTACAGGACATCGAGCAATTGTAGAATCAAACGATATTCACGTCAATGGTTTCAAAGAACTTGTAAAAAGTTTTAAAAAGAATATGGTCTTTCAGATGCCAGAAGATTCGGAGGCGGAGGTATGAGCAGAGTACGAACCAGATTAGAGCAGTACAAAACTGAGATAGAAGAGAAATCACAGTATAAGCATGGGCTTCCAGGGAGTGCGCTGGATATTGTGAATACTCTTCTGGTGGATGCGGAAGAAGATAGAAAAGAAAATAAACAATGGATTCGTCGGCTTCGAAGAAGCATAAACGGTATTAGAGATATTATATGCAATACCGATGAAATAAAAACTGCAACATGCAGAGTTCAGGAATACATGAGAAATCATGGGAGCGATAAAGAATTTATTCAAAACATTAATAACGATTTTGTTCTTGGATTTATGATTTCTCAAAGAATGATGCATGATGATTTCCAGGTTGTATGGGAAGAATATTTGGAATCAAGCGAGAGGTGGAAGCATGAGTGATGTAATGGAATTTGTACAGAACGAAGATGGTACATTTAGTGCATATGATGATACTTACGATGTTGTAATACATTGCGAGACAGAAGAGGAACAGAAGGAAGTTATTGAGCGTTTAAAAGCTACTAACTGGATTCCGGTCAGCGAGAGACTGCCGAAAGCAAGCGGTACGTATCAAGTGACTTGCATGGACGGAAGAATATATCGTTCAACCTATGCAAAATTTCAAAGCAAATTGAAACTATGGGAATTAACTGGTGCTAGGTCATATTGGAAAGTCACAGCATGGATGCACTTGCCAGAACCATATAAGGAGGACTGAATGGGATATTGCAAATTAGACTGCCCAGACGGTGAAACACAGTGCTGCATTTGCTGTGAGAAACAGGATTCCTGCCAGTGCAGATGTGATGATATGGACAGTTATGAATATGCAGAGGAATGCGAAGATTATATCAAGGAGGAAGAAGCATGATTACATTCTTATTAGGATTCGCCATTGGAACCATATTTGGAATGGTTGGTCTTGCATGCGCAGCGATCATGTACGATAAGCACCACCCAGACGATTAGAAAGGAGCAACGGTATGCTGACAAGGAATAAAAAGCTGAAAGACTACGGTATTCCGGCAGAGGATATAGAAAAACTGAATACGATGCTGAAAGACTTCCCGGCAGAGTACGGATACCTGCTTTCCGGTGCCGCCTTGTCAGCTTGCCCGAAAAACACGGTGATAGCGGATATGGTTATCGAGAATATCTTACACCGGAAAAGCTATAGGAAAATCAGCAAAGAAAGATATATCCCGATGAATCCGAAGGACTTTTATGGATACCGGCGCAAGACCGTCGCTGTACTGTATGAGAGAATGCGGTTATTGGGAGTATGGGAGGAAAAATAAATGAAAGAATATAAATGTCCAAAGTGCAATAGTAAAAACCTTTTTGTCAAGAAAGTTGGGAATAATACGGGATTGTATTGCGGGGATTGCGGTGCATGGATTAAATGGGTCGGGAAAAATGAGCTGAGAGCGTTTGAATATTTAACTAAGCAGAAACACGTAGACGATGCTAATAGCAAACAAGACGATATTGCAAGCATCATTTATAGCACTCTCGATCATATGTATTGCGATAATTGCAGATTCAATAGCGAAATTAAAGAAAGTGATAGTGATGAATGGAACTGTGATGAATGCCACAGAAAATATAATGGATGGGGAATTTCCATGCAGGAAAGCAATAAAATTGCAAAAGAAATTTTAAAACAGTTAGGAGAATAGAATATGAGCAGACTGATTGATGCAGACAAAATAATTGACTCTCTTGGAAATTCGGATATGGATTTTGCAATAGGTGCAGTTATTGACGAACAGCCGACATCTTTTGATGTAGATGAAGTTGTTCAACAGTTGGAAATGTTAATCGAAGATAAAGTTTCAGAATCGGGTGACGATTGGTATACAGCCCAATGTCTGAATGAAGCAGTTGAAATTGTGAAAGGCGGTGGAGTAGATGGCAATTAAGCCTATTTTATTCAATACCGATATGGTTCGGGCAATCATGGACGGAAGAAAGACATGCACACGGCGGGTGGTAAAAACCAGACGAAAAGACGCTTGTGGGTTCTACGTTACGAAAAGAACGGACGGCTCATTTACCGGGATATATGAATATGACGAAGATGAGAGAATGTTCGAAAATCAGTTGATTCCACCGTACAAGCCAGGAGACATTCTGTATGTTCGGGAAACTTGGCACAGATATACAAAGCGGGTTGGAAAAGGTGAAGGATGCCATCTGGAAGAACACTATGGATATAAGGCTAGCATTGCAAATTCTGAAGACGTAGAAGAGCCGTGGAAACCATCCATCCACATGCCGAAAGAAGCCGCACGTATCTGGCTTAAGGTTACGGATGTGAGGGTGGAGCGGTTGCAGAATATCACAGACGATGGTGCAAAAGCAGAGGGTGCAAATTGGAAGAATGGAAAAAACGTTGGTTGGGAAGAAAAAATGCGGCGTACAGCGATAGAAAGATTCGCTAAAATTTGGGATTCCACCATTAAGAAATCCGATCTTGATCGCTACGGCTGGAATGCGAACCCGTGGGTGTGGGTAATAGAATTTGAGCGGTGTGAGAAAACGCAGGAGGAACACAAATGAGTAGTGCAAGCGTAAGATTCGGGACAAAAGCGTATGTATGTGCAAGGTACTTCCTTAGACCGGGAAAGTGCTTCAAATACATCGACCAGTGTGGCGAAGATGCCACAGAACATACCTATGAGGTCATGGCATTATATCCATATTGTGTATTGTTAAGAGATACCAGAAACGGAGTCAGAACTTGCCCGGGATATAATACTTTGAGTCTGATGCTGAGAGGAAGTGAAGTGAGTGAGTAAAGACAAAGATATTTCTACTATGTTTACAAGAGAAGAAACTAAAAAGAATGGAAGGATTGGATATCGTAAAAATGCTATCATTAGTCCTTCGCAATATGGAGCATTCTTGCAGAAAAGAGGTAGGAGAAAATGAGTAAATCGGTATTGGTGTTTGATACGCCGAAAAATTGCTATGATTGCCCGTTCGGAACTGAATATTGTGGAAATCTTGAATACGATGGGTTGTGTGAATTAGCTGACTGTTTAGATTATGATGCAATTCTGATGACAGAAGAACATTATGATTACGAAAGCAAATCAAGACCTGAATGGTGTCCATTGAAGCCACTGCCGGAGAAGAAAAGTACAACTGCACCCGTGAGCAATTATGAAGTGCAGAAAAACTTATTTGCCGCTGGTTGGAATAACTGCATTGATAAGATTACAGGAGGAGGGGATTCTGATGATTAATTTAACAGGAAAAAGCGTGTTCGTAAAGACACAGGAAGAATATTTGAGTGTTCTGAAAATAGCAAGGTTTCAGGGATTCAAATGGGCGAGAGAAAACCATTTAAACCATATCGAAATTCCATTTCCAAACATATTGATTTTTTACGATAATAAGACCGTTACTTACAGCTTTGAAAAGACATTGCTTGAAGCATCCAAAATCGTCGAAGATGAAAAAAAAATCAAGGATGCAGTAAAACTTGTCAGAACGTTCGCTAAATACCCAGATAGAACAACTTTGACGGACTCATTTATTAAGTCCTTGAAGCTACTTGCAGATACCGTAGAAAGTCAGATGGAAGAGGTGAAGTAGATGACTGATGAAATTTTCGGTCTTATGGAATGCTTCCCCGGGAGCTACATAAACAGATTTGTGGAAATAATTCTTTCCGAAAAAGGAAACGTATATTTCACAGCAAAGAATTGTACCGATAAAGAAGATATTATCTGCAAGCTACTTGAATGGTGTTCAAGGCCAATGGCAAAAGGAGAGCCGTACAGTTCGCACAAAAGAAATAATGAATGGAGAGAACAACTGATATCAAGCCTTAACAGATATCTGGGTACAAACTTTGGCCAAGAGGATATGTACTGGATTTACGATCAACTTGGAAATGCTGTAAATCATAAACTGACATTAAGGTTCATTAGAAGTGATTTCAATATGGCAATTATATATCAAAAAGTAAAAGAGGTGAAGTAGATGGAGAGATTAACAAAAATATCCGAAATAGGCAATGCGTATTATCCTAAATGTTTTGAAGAGCCATGTTGTGGAATGGGAGAATGTCTTGATGATAAATGCAGCCTTATGCTTGATGCTTGTAAAAAGCTGGCAGAATATGAGCAGTTGGAAGAACAGGGCTTGCTTGTGAGATTGCCGTGTAAAGAAGCATATTCACGATCAGGAGATTTCGTTTATCTTATTTATGATTATGAAATTATTGAATGCGTGCATTGTGGATTGGGAATTGACCCGTTAAGCGGAAAAGCCTACATTACGCTCGCAACAGATGAAAAGTTATTCCCTTACAGAAGTCCAGACCCAGAACAAGATTTAGACCCTACTGATTGGTGTACTAATGCGACAGATGTCGAGGTAAGTGAACTTGGTAAAACCGTATTTCTCACCCGTGAAGAAGCTGAGAAGAAGTTGGAGGAGATGAAGAATGAAATTTAAAGAATTTGTAAACTGGTGCAATGAAAGAGCATGTGACGGATGCTGGGGAACACTGACAGCTATGGCGTGTATTGATTTAATAGGTGAAGTTAAAAAAGTTCCGTTTTGGAAAAGAGAAAAATTCTGGAAAGAAAATTATGAGCAACAGGTATTGGAAGAGATTATTAATCCGATAGAGAAGAAGTTGGAGGAGCTGGGAAATGACAAGACCTGAGATTACGGCAAAATTATCAGCCATGGTTGAAAAGAAAATTAATCCGCATAATGATCCACGTATTTATTGGGCACGAGAAGTTACATTTGATTACTATACAGATCATGCAATCAGAGTGGACTACATGAAATTTGTTCCAGCAAATAATAGCGTTTCTGGAATAGAAAAAGCGGATTGCTACTGCTATGAAATTAAGTCGTCTGTTGAAGATTTCAAATCTGGACACGGGTTAAATTTCATTGGCGATTTCAACTATTTAGTTATGCCGCAAGATGTATATGCAAAAATATCTCTGGAAATTCCGTATTCTGTAGGGGTTTACATACCAGACGGAAGTGAGCTTTCATGCATCAAGAGAGCAGTGAGGAGATACAGAACAAGACCTGTATCTGAAATTCTTCTGATGATGTTCCGGTCAGCAAATAGAGATTATAGAAAAACTGCAAGGAAATTGGAGGAGATGAAGAATGTACAGTCATCAATGGATTAAATATCACTCTCGCAGAAGAGGGCATATATACAGATGTGTAATTTGTGGAAAACTTTTTGGATAGGAGATGAAGGAAAATGGATAAACCTGTTCTGGACGCTACATGTGGTTCAAGAATGATTTGGTTCAACAAAAATAATGAATTTGCTGTTTTCGTTGATAAACGCGAACTGGATGACGAAGCAATATGGACAAGCGGAGATGGAAAAGTAACAAGGTATTGCAACATCCATCCAGATATTATAGCAGACTTCACATGCCTCCCGTTTGAAGATAATACATTTTGCCATGTTGTGTTTGACCCACCACATCTTATCCAAGGAGGAGACAATGCCTGGATGGTAAAGAAGTACGGAAAACTCAACAAAGATACATGGAAACAAGTGTTACATGATGGTTTTTCGGAGTGTATGCGTGTGCTTAAACCTTACGGCACATTGATTTTTAAGTGGAATGAGACACAGATTTCTGTAAAGGACGTTATTGCAGCCATTGGGGCACGACCCTTGTACGGCAATAGATCTGGCAAACAGGGGAAAACACATTGGATGGCATTTATTAAGGTGGAGGGGAATAATGGATAATTTAGAAAATGTTTCTATAGAAAGCGAAAGAGAAGCAAAAATTGAAAAAGAAAAAGTAACTGAATTGGATCTGGTTTTTGAGGTTATGGGTGAGAAACCATATTATCAAATAAAATATAAGAAGGTTGGAGATAACTTTTACCATACGGGATATGGTTCATACAATTTTGAAGTTGTCCTGGAATATAGAGATAAATATTTCGAATTGGTAAAAGAAGAGAAATCCAGCACAAAAGAGAGATACATTATTGATAAGTACACTATTGCGAGAAGCATTCTGTATTATGGGGAAGAAAAACAGAGTACCGTCTGCATGGAAGAATGTGCCGAGCTTATCCAGGCAATCAGTAAGGCAAAGCGTGGAAAAATCAACCGTGATAACATGATAGAAGAAATTGCAGATGTGCTTATCTGTATCGAAATGCTAAAGCAAATGTACATGATTTCAGAAGAAAAAATTAATAAGTGGATTGAAAAGAAACAGGCGAGAGAAGCAGAAAGGATGAAGAAGAATGAATAAGAAAGAAATCGCAGAGATCAAGAAACAGTTTACACCAGCAAATTGTTCCATTACACGTATTTGTGGTTGTTATGTAGACGCAGAAAAGAACAAGAAAACCAAAATTAAAGAAGCTTTCCTTTCCCTTCCAGAGGAAGAAATGTTTAAGTATTTTGACATTTTCAAGAAAACCATGTCTGGCAGACTTGGGAAAAACCTTATGAACCTTGATTTTCCATTAGCACAGGAAAAAGAGGGTGGAACGCAGGAATTTCTTATGCGGATCAGAGCAAGTAAGCTTAAAGATGATGAGCTTTTGGACGAGTTCTATGACAAAGTAATTGAAAATTACGATTATCACAAAAATTACTACATAGTTCTCATTCATGCAGTATATGACATTCCTGGAAAGGCTTCTGATGGAACCGAAATGCACGATGCATCAGAAGAAATTTATGAACACATTCTGTGCAGCATTTGTCCAGTAAATCTTTCAAAGGCTGGACTTAGCTATGATGTGGCTGAAAATAACATCAAAGACAGAATTCGTGATTGGGTAGTCTCAAGACCAGAAACAGGATTCTTATTCCCTGTATTCAATGACAGAAGCACTGATATTCATGGAACATTGTATTTCAACAAAAACATAAAGAATATTCATCCAGACTTCATCGAAAATGTTCTTGGCACGCCAATTCCACGTATACCCGGCAATGAGATCAATGTCTTTTCAGATTTTATCATGGACAATTTCGAAGGAAATAAAACATTCAATTTCACGGAAAGCCTGGTTGAATCATTACAGGAAGTAAGAGAACAGAAGAAAGACAGCCCGGAGATGATAACTGTATCATGTGATGAAATGGAACAGATTTTTGAATATTGCGGAATTCCAGGAGAAAAGTTATCGGATTTCAAAGAAAACTGGGAAATGTATTTCAGTAATGAGCCTGTTGCTCTTGATAATATCCATAATTCAAAAACTGCAAAAATTGTGACACCAGATGCAACAATCTGCATCCAGCCGGATAAAATTGCTCTGATTGAATTAAAAGAAATAAACGGTGTTCCATCTCTTGTAATTCCGGTAAATGGAGAGCTGAAAATCAACGGAATTGAAGTTGAATTAAGATAAAAACTTTTGAAAAAGCTAGGAATTGGAGGAGGCAATTACATTAATGACTAAAGTAAGCTGGATTAAAATTGAGATTGAAATGTTTAGCAACCGAAAAATTAAGCAAATAAGGAAAATGCCAGAGGGAAACAATATTGTTCTTATTTGGGTAATGCTTTTGACAATGGCTGGCAGATGCAATTCAAACGGAATTATTTTCCTCACTGAAAATATTCCATACACAACAAAAATGCTTGCAGATGAATTGGATTTTGAGGAAAGCATTATTCAATTAGCATTAACAGTTCTGGAAAAGTTCGGTATGATTACCAGAGATTCTGAATTACTTTCTATTCCCGGCTGGGAAGAACATCAAAGTGCAGACGAGTTGGAGAAAATACGAGATCAAAACAGAAAAAGGGTTGCAGAATATCGTGAACGTCAAAAAAATAAGGCCGCATTGCTTTGCAAGAAAGATGATGTAACGTTACAGAAACGTTACTGTAACGTTTCTGTAACGGAACAGAATAAGAATAAAGATAAAGATTTAGAATTAGATTTAGATATAGAATTAGATAAAGATAAAGAAAAAGATATAAATGATTTAATAGTATCTAAAGATACTATTCGTCAGACTGACGTCCAACGAATCATTAATGAATGGAATACTCTGGAAGAATTCGGTATTACTCCTGTAAAAAGAATGACACCAAAACGAGAACAGGCAGTGAAAGCTAGAATCCGTCAGAACTGTGTTGAAGATATTCTGGAAGCGATTGAAAATATTCGACGCAGCACATTCCTACAAGGGCAAAATAAAAATGGCTGGATGGTTACGTTTGACTGGTTCTTAAAGCCTGGAAATTTCGCAAAAGTATTTGAAGGACAATACGTAGACAAGTCTACGAATAGACCGTGCAGCTACATGGAGAAAATTCAAAACAGGGTAAGCGAGGTAGATAATTGGGTATGACAAGGGAAGAATGGGCGGTACTGGTAAAGGCAATGAAAGCTGTGTACACTTCTCCATCATTTCTGCCAGATCAGAATGCTTTTGATACATGGTATGGACTTTTGAAAGACATAGATTACAAGCTTTTAAGTTTTGGCTTGAAGAAATATATGCAGACTGAATGGAAAGAACCTACAATAGCTGCATTACGGCAATGCGCGCAGAGCCTTCAGCCACAAAAAGAAGAGCTGAATGAAACGGAAGCATGGGAAAAGGTATGCAAGGCCATTCAAAATTCTACATATAATGCAGAAACAGAGTTTGATAAACTCCCAAAAATCATCCAGAAAGCAGTATCAAGCCCGGCACAGCTTAGAGAATGGGCGGTATCTGAAAATGTGGATGGTACATGGTGGAGTGTAGTTCAGTCCAACTTTCAAAGGACTTACCGGGCAGAAGTACAGAGAGAACAAGAACGAAGAAAATTAAGCCCAGACCTTTTAAAAATTATAGATTCTGCCAGATTGGGAGGTGTGGAAAAATGCCAGATAGAAAACCATGGAGAGAATTAAAAAGCACTGAAATTATAGGCCTAAAGCGGAGACAATGCTCGAAATGCGACTATTACAGCAAGAGTGAAAATGCATGGAGTACAAATGCAACCTGTGATTATATCTTGATTGAAGAACATAGCAGAGGATGTGATCCGAGGGATTGTGTTAAAAATGGTATCTTCAAAAAGAAAGCGAGAGGAAATTCAAGAGTAAAGCGAGTGATTCTATGAGGAAGATAAGCGAAATGTATAAGCGGTCTGGTGGTACAGCTTATCAGCATACCTGTTCAGATTGCAGATTCTTCCGCGGAGGCAAGCATCCGCAGTGTTTGCAATACGAACTGGAAATTGACTGGAAACCAGATTATATAGCTTGCAAATTTTACAATCTGGAAGAATCTCAGATTGATGGACAGGTCAATATCTTTGATTTGTTGTAAAATGTGATAATTGTGTACTTAAAATAGCGAAGAATCGCTCAAAAGAGAATAATGGTAGAAATTATAGGGCATACAAAAGATAAAGAAAAACAGCGTTTAAAACGAGATAATTATATGGAGGGACAATTAATGGAAAAAGCTATATTGTATGCCATAAACGAAAGAATGTTCTCACTTGGCCTGATAGATGAGAAAACAAGAGATAAAATTAAAGCTGAAATCAGCATTAGAAAATAACAAAAATGTATTGAGTGGATTTATATGAGGTGTTATACTTTATGTGATTCCACTCCCTGTTTATTGAGGGAGAAATGCACTATGAATATTTATTATGTCAGAGAAAAATTAAGAAGTTGCTCTATTTACGACATTGAACTAAATGTTGCTTATTATGCCAGGGTTTCAACGGAAAAACTTGAGCAGCAAGCATCCATCAAGCATCAGGAAGAACATTTTGAAGAACTGATACATTCTAACAACAGATGGAAGTTTGCAGGTTCTTACATTGATGATGGTATTTCTGGTATGCACGCAGATAAAAGAGAAGAATTTCAAAGAATGCTTAAAGATGCAAAACTTGGAAAAATTGATATGATTATCACAAAAGAAATTTCAAGATTTGCGAGAAACACTCTTGATAGCATCCAATATACCAGAGAATTGTTGTCTTATGGCGTATGCGTTTGGTTCCAAAACGATGGAATTAATACCATTGATGATGATAGTGAGTTCCGACTTACTATTATGGCCGGGGTAGCACAGGACGAAATCCGAAAACTTTCTTCAAGAGTAAAATTCGGACACGCACAGTCAATTAAAAACGGTGTCGTGCTTGGACACAGAATGTATGGATACTCAAATAATCAAGGGAAGCTCGAACTAATCCCGGAAGAAGCAGATATGGTTCGAATGATTTTTCAAGACTATGCTTCTGGAATATCTACGCCAAGAATCGAAAAGAAGCTATGGAATATGGGATACAGAAATTTCAAAGGTGGTAAAATCAACCGGGATGTTATAAAAAACATTATTCGGAATCCAAAATACAAAGGATACTATTGCGGAGGAAAAGTCAAGGTTATTGATATGTTTACCAAGAAACAAGAATTTCTTCCGCAGCCAGAATGGGTAATGTTTAAAGATGATGGTTCCAGAGTTCCACAGATCATTGATGAGAATACTTGGGAAAAAGCAAACGCATATTTAAGAGAGCGTGGAGAAGCTATAAAATCAAGAAGAACCTCTTTTAAGAATGAAAATATTTTCACTGGGAAGCTCTTCTGTGCAAATGACGGGGCGCCATACTGGATGAAGCAACATTACATTCGAGGAAAAGAAGATGTTCGATGGGTATGCAGCTACAAGATAAAAAACGGAGCCGCTTCATGCAATTCATTTGGACTGGCAGAATCAGAACTGAAAGAAGTAATCGCAGAATTAATAAATAAATCTTCTGAAAACATTGATAGCATTTTGGAGGAATATTTTGAAATTTTGCAGTCCTCGATCAAAAACATTCCAGACAATAAAAACGAAATCTCACGACTTGAAAAACAGATTGATCTGTTAAAACAAAAACGTGAAAAAATACTGGAATATAATCTGGATGGAAAAATATCTGATGATGAATTTATTTCAAGAAATAAAGAATACATGAAGCAGATAAAGCAGATTGAGAGCCATATTCTAGAAATACAAAATACCAAAAGTCCAGAGCCAGTAGAAATACAATTAAGTGCTATTAAAGAACAGTTAGAAAAGTTTAAGGGTGTTACTCCAAAAGACATTAACAGGCAGATTGTCAATGAACTTTTTGAAAAAATTACCGTGGAACCGTTGGCGGCTACATGTGCAACACTAACATTTCAATTGAGGTCTGGAAACCTTAAAAAATGGGGATTTCCTTTGCGTTGTTCTGACGATATGATTTTAACTCTACATTCAGAACAACACAAGATATTTAGTAGGAAAACTTGCATTAAGACACAAGATATGGTATTTTTCAAATATAAGTACCTTTTAGCACTATAAGAGAAAAAAATGGGAGTGGAATCAATGATACATACAGCTTATGACGTAATGAAAGAGTTTTTAATCACTGATGCAGACCTTGAAGGAAAGTACGGAATCCCGAAAATTCCAAAGACTTTTATCCATCCAGGGAAAGATACTGTAGACTTTGCGGAGAGCTTCAGCCGGAAGATTAAGAACCACCGGGAACTGGATGTAAACTTCTACGTGGATGATGTACAGTTTCAAAGATTATGGAATCAGCCAGACAAGTATATGGAGCATTTAAAATGTTTCCACGCAGTCGTTATGCCAGATTTCAGCATATCGGTTGGCAAGAATGGAATGCCACTGGTAATGTGCCTGTGGAATAAATACCGCAATCATGCACTGGCTCACTACATGATCTTGAATGATATTCCAGTAATTCCGAACGTAAGCATATTACCAGAATACTGTTGGGACTGGTGCTTTGATGGGCTACCGGAGGGAAGCACAGTTGCCTGTTGCACCAATGGAAGAGTAAAGAGCAAGGCAGCACGGTTGGAGTTTTGCGTTGGTTTCAAGGAAATGGAGCGCAGATTGAAGCCGCTGCGAGTTATCATTGTTGGAAGAATCCCGGAAGAATTAGAAACAGACACGGAAATTATAAACTTTGAAACCAGGAATCAGAAGATTAATAAGGAGGGCGTGAATGGGAACAACGACTGACAATTACCAGAGAAAGAAAAAACTTTCAAAGTCACAAATGAAGAGGACGGAACGTTTAGAGAAATCATCCCACAGAAGATATGGAACACGGAAGAAAGAAGGATTAAATAAATTGTGAATTTTGAATCATTCGGAACATTACGCTATAGAAATATTTGTGCAAAATTAAAATTTAAGTGGTAGCTAGAAAATGCGAGAATTTTTTTGGTTGCCACTTTTTTCCTGGATTTCCTTGATTTTTGGCTGACAAAATAATGTTGGAATTTAGGAAACATCCACAAGTTAGTTGAAACTATTGAAGCCTTGAGCGATTGCGACTTTTCCGCCGGCGCAAACCAACCAGGGACAGCACCGGGAGCCGATACCACGCCGAACCGATGAAACCTGGAATTTGCCGGGAACGATTGAACACCAGCAAAGCCGACCGTCAGCCGTAGCACTGGCAGATCAGAACCAAACGCCCACAGATAATAGATCATAACAGAAAATGGCATATAATGCAGTAATAAAAATACAATAATACTCTTGCAAAATAAGCCTTAAATGACTTGTAACGTATTTAGCCTATACTTTATTGACTACGATTGTAAAACACCTTAAAAAGACAAATACAGCGTTATACAAGCATATCTCAATATAGTCGTATAGCCCTAATTGTTATATAGCCCGGACAGCTGCGACAGATCACCTGGAAGCCTGGACAAACTACGCACATAAGCGGACAAAATGCACCAATTTACACGGTACGCAAATAAAGCATAGCCGAACATAGCTATACAAGGCTATTATACACCCATAGCCGCAGACAGTCAATAAACCATGTGGCGCACTAAAAAGCGATTTAAAGGCTCTTAAGCGGCTCAAAATGCAAATGCTGCATAAATCCCCATTAACAGCATAAAAATCCATTTACGGGCAAAAAATTAAGCTAATTGATTGACTTATGGTATTAACTTTGCAAGGTGCATCTGGCAGAATGCCAAAAACCGCTTGCACGCCGTGAACGTGCCGCCGGTCTGGAAACCGGGAAGCGGTAAAAAATCAATCAGTTATACCTAAATATTCCATAGTTTTTTTATCAATCTCTTTCCCAGTAATAGTCGGGGAATAAATACTTTCTAAAAATTCTATGTAATTGTCTAGCTCATCAACAGAAAGTGTTATTAATTTATTAAATATTTTATCACTCATGTTTTTATCTTTCTTCCCTTCGCCCTGGGAGCCAGGATATAAAAAGACGCGCCCTATTATTTAAAAGTCATTTTTGTAACAGCTGGAAGACTGCGGAAAAATTCCAGGCGGTCGTAATCATCTTTAATATTAAATTGTCTGTCGCTTGTGGGGATGATCTCATCCTCGATAAGCTCCATACAGGACAGTTGTAAGCAGTTCTCTTTTTTCGTTGATCTGTGCAGTGCATACCGCATTATAGACTTTTTACCATCCCGGCGCTTTACCGAGGGCATATCCCAATAAGCTAATTTAATAACGCCACCAGCAACAGCCATGAAAATTTCAGTTGCTTCTTTTTGGGCTTTTTTATTGATTGTATCAACTGTTGAAAAGTCGCCGCTTTTTATGGCGGCGATAGTCTGCTTTGGTGTTGGTTTTATAATCTTATTTGTCATTTTTATAACCCTCCGTAAATTTTACTATGTGTTACAAATGCAGGCTTTTGCGTGTAATCAGTCCAGACAACGCACCCTTTGCTATTTTTACATAAATATGACCCGTTGTTGCTTGCCTTTAACACATGCAATATTTTTTTGTTAACCTTTATAATATCGTGTTCTTCTATTGCTTTCATTTTAAAACCCTCCATAAGTTTTATTTTTCTTATAACACTTATTCCAAAAATCAACGACTTTTTCCGCTTCTTTTTTTGTGCTGCAAATATTTGCGGAAGTAATACCGGGGATTTGCAAGGAAAAAATAAGGTTGTCAGATTCAGCAACCCGAAGAACAGAAGCAAGGTTTTTATTGTTTGTGCGTGTTGAAATTGCTATATAATGATATTTCATGTTTTAGACCTCCATTTGATTAGGAAAACAGGCGGGAAATCCCCGCCCGGAAATTGTTTATTTAATTCAAACAAGCGTTTATTTTCTCTTCCAGATGCGGGAACGCTTCACAAATTTCTTGCACACTGTCGGCGTAATAATCGCCCACGATATCACCAAAAATCTTGATATTTCCAGAATAAAAACATCCGAGATCATTAAACCAGATATCAAGCCCGGTTGCCTGCTCCTTTTTGTCATTGTACCACATGTCAATTTTTATCATGTTTTTTGTTCCTCCTGATTTTATTTTAAAAGGCCGCCGGGGAAATGCTCCCCAGTACGCTTGCCAGCCTAATTAAAATTAATTTTAAGTGACTTTATAGTTCCGCTTCTCAATTCTTCAAGTGCGATTTTATTTACTTCATTTGCAAAATAATCCACCTTGTAAGAATCAATAATTTTGTTCTGATTGTCCATTCTTTTATAAAAATCTAATGTATCATCTTCCCAGTACCACACAAAATAAGTATGCAAAATGTAATTTTTATCATCATAGACGCGTTTACAACGTCTTTTGCTTCCATTCATTAAAAAAATATCTTCTGGTGCTTCTAAAGCGTCATACTCTGCATTTGAACAATGGTGCTCTATTTCTTTATATGTCCAGATAACCGCGCCGCCCCATGTATTTTTTTCGGTCACAACTGCTCTTTTAGTTCTCAACCATGCTTGCATATCTTCTTTAGTTCTCCATGCATAGCTACTCATTCCAGCTTTAGAAGCAAAATATTGATAATCTCCGTTATTTTCTGCTTTTCTATATGACAAATGATACTTATCATGTGTTTTTGTGGAAAACATTTCTTTATTATCGTTACACTCCCACAAATTAACTGTTGCGGTAAAATAAATTCCACCATTTGCACAAGCCCCAGCATTTCCCCAAGTCCAAAAAGTATTGCTTGACGTGCCTTTATATGCAAATTCAGACTTATTATGATGGCTAAACGCACCACCCGAAGCACTTCCGCACAACTCGTTATCGTAAATACTTAAATGTATTCCAGCATTTTCGCAAAGCTCTATGTTTTCTCCTATTTTCTTTGTTGCTGTTGCTTTTGGGAAATATTCCCCGTATTCGTTTGTATACTCTACTACGTCATATTTTTGAATGGCTTCTGTAGAGCGTGATCTTTCAATCATTTCAATAATGCAGTTTACTTTTTTTACGTCTGACTCTTCAAGTCCGTAATAGCTATCGAAAAGCTCGTTCTCTTTCTTTAATGTTTCAAGTGTGTATTTTTTCATTGTTTTTTTACCTTCGCCCCTGTTATAATGGGGTTGCCTTTCTTTTTTTAGTTTGGTGCCCGGTTTGGTTTGGAAGATCGCCGGGCTTTTTTATTTTCTGGGAACTAGAGTTTTTCAATTAATCAGTCCGTTTTCCTATGTCCTCATTGGCTTGAGTGGTTCGGGCGGTTCCGGTTGTTTGTCTCTTGTGTCCCTTTGTTGATATTATAATACCACATATAATGCACTTATACAATATGGAATAATAACTAAATAATGCACTTATATAGTGGCGCTTAATTGTGCATTGTGTATAATGCACTTATATTATTGACAATATAATGCACTTATGATATTATCATTATAAAAAGGAGGGCTTACAATATGGAAGAATTAAAGACAACAGAAGCACAAAGAAAAGCCGTTAGAGAATACGAGAAGAAGAACGACCGTATAAATATAATATTTCCAGCTGGTACAAAAGAAAAAATGAAAAAGCTAGGAATCGAAAAGCCAAATACATTTATAAAGGAAGTAATAGCGGCAGAGCTTGAAAGAATGGAGAAATATAAAAAATAATGCACTTATATTATTGACAATATAATGCACTTATGATATTATAAAGACAGTTAAAGAAGAACAGCACAGCCCCAGACAGGGACAGATCAGGAGGACAAAATGGAGTATTTAGTAAACGAGAAAAGAAACAACCAGTTTTTCCCGGGAAACTGTATTTACATCCCGGAGAACTACCCGGAAGAGTGGCGGAAACGTCTGGAAGCTGGCCAGGTTGTCAGCTACGAAGAGGACGGCGAACAGTGTCAAATATGGCTCGAGATGGAAGAGGAGGAAGAAGATGAATATTAAAATTTATTGCAATTACGGAGTGCTGGGAGCAGAGAAAAGAAAGAAATACACTTTTGGAGCACCACATGCAACGGCTGATTGCTGGGAAGAAATGACAGTAAAAACACCAGAAGGATGGGAGCCTTTTAAAAACGATATGGGCAAGTTAATGGTAAAAGCTCCCTGGGGTTGGGACTACGAAATAAACGAAGTTTTACAGGGTGACGAAAATCCTTGTTTTTATGCCTTAGACAAGAATATGGACGGGCATCGAAAATATTTGAAAATCATAGGGTAACTTATAATTAAACTTTTAGGAGGATAAAAAATATTGTTGATAAAAAATATATAGGCGAAACAGAAGCGTTATATTATCAATCTCAAACGGAAATTCCAAATATATTAGGCTGGCTAAATGGAACGCCGCGAAATGAAAAAGTATGGGATAAATGGGAAAGTTTAACAAGGCAAATAAATAAAGCCCTAGGAAATTAATCCCGGGGCTTTTAAAATGTTTATTTATGGCGGCGTAACGACAATCGAGGGGTTAACAGCCCCACCGCCGAAGCTGTTAAGATATTAATAGCACAGGTTTTTAATTTTTGTCAAGAAAAATATTTTTTATTTTTGGTCTTGACTTTCTGAAAAACTTACAGTAACGTTATTACCAACGATGGTCGCGGGAACTCATGGAGGGGTGGTTATTGTGAAATCGTTTGCACCTGAACAGAATAAAGTAGCAGTTAACAAGCCAGATCAGCCAGGTATTGAAGCTCGGTAAGGTCTGGCTTTTATTATGTTTAAATATATTATATATAATATATCTTTTACCCCTCCATAGATTCTTAAGACTAGAGTTTATTAAAAGATATGCTATACAGTACCGTATAATAATATATATAATATAAATATAAATGAAGATTATAATATAATATCACAAATATTATTTATTAATTACTGACAAAATAAAGGGTTTTATTTTATGCAAAATTAAATTTGACAAGATATTAAAAACTGTGTTAAGGTATCAGCAACAAAGAAAACAGAATATTTTATTTTAAGTTTTAGAGAATGT